TAAGCTTTATATGACTGTTTCAGTTAATTAGAGAGGAGAGTGATAATATGGCTCAAACAATAAATGCTAAAGATACAGTTAGTGCAAAGAAAGCTGAATGTTTTATAACTATAGAAGGTAAAAGATATAATTTTATGCAAGCTATAGATTTAGAGGCTAAAATGGAAAAAAATAAAAGTGAAGTTCCAATTCTAGGAAGAACAACAAAGGGAAATAAAACAACTGGGAGTACAAATACTGGAAGTGCAACATTTCATTATAATACTTCTATTTTTAGAGAATTACTTTACAGATATAAAGAAACTGGTGAGGATATTTATTTTGACATACAAGTTACAAATGAAGACCCTACATCTGCTGTAGGAAGACAGACAGTAGTACTTAAAGATTGTAATATGGACAGTGGAATAATTACTAAATTTGATGCTGATGGTGAGTATTTAGATGAAGATATGGATTTCACTTTTGAGGATTGGGAATTAGTTGAATCCTTTGCATTACTTAATGGAATGTTATAAAATTGAATTATACTTGAAAAATATTATGATGTAAGTATAAATTATTTGGAGGTATTTCATGGAATTTGAAAGTGGAATTAAATTAGGCAAACTTACTTTAATTAAATATTTAGGGAGAAATAAACATAGTAAAAAAGTCTGGCTATGTCAATGTGAGTGTGGGAATAAAGTTGAGAGAGTAGAAAATAATTTAAAGCAATCAATTAAAAATGAGAAGCCTCCACATTGTGGTTGTTCTCCAAACTGGAAAGGACAAAATAAGAGATTTAAAGATATAACTGGGAAAACTTTTGGGAAGCTTACAGTATTGAAAATGTCTGGGAAAGATAAATATAGTCACAATTTATGGTTATGTCAATGTGAATGTGGAAATAGAACAATAACTAGTACAAGTGCATTAGAACAAGGAAAAGCACAAAGTTGTGGCTGTATAAGAAAGGAAATATTACTAGAGCGCTCTACAACGCATAATAAATCTAATGATAGCTTATATAGAGTTTATCACCGTATGATTAAAAGGTGCACAAATAAGAGTAATAAAGATTATAATTATTATGGAGGTAGAGGCATAGAAGTATGCAATGAATGGCTAGAGGATTTTATAAATTTTTATAACTGGTCTATAGAAAATGGATATAGAAAAGGTTTAACAATAGATAGAATTAATGTGAATGGAAATTACGAACCATCAAATTGTAGATGGGTTACTTGGGAAGTTCAACGAAATAATAAAAGAAATAGTATTAGAGTTAATTATAAAGGTGAAATGATTACTTTAAAACAATGTGCAGAAAATTTGAATGTTAAGTATCTATTTCTTTATAATCAATTAGTTACTAAAAAAATTCCATTGGAAGAAGTAATAAAAAATATAGGTATGGAGTAAAATACACATTTATAAGTTATAAATGTGTATTTTTTATATGAAAAATTAAAATAAAAGGAGATTAGAATAATATGAGTAATTTAAGTGCTTTTTTAAGTCAAAATGCAATAAAGGTTGATAATGTAAAATATGTAGCGAGTAACAGATTTTTAGATAAAGAAGGGAAACCAGTTGAATGGGAATTAAAAGTTTTATCATCTGAAGAAGACGAAGCACTAAGAAGAAAGTGTACTAAAAGAGTAAAAGTGATTGGTAACAATGGTAAGCATACTGGACAATATACAAGTGAAATTGACTACAATAGTTATGTAGCTGAATTATGTGTAGCATCTACAGTATTTCCAGATTTAAAGGATGCCGAACTCCAAAATAGTTATGGAGTAATGGGAGAAGCTCAGTTATTAAAGACAATGCTTACAGCAGGTGAGTATGTCAATTATACAGTAAAAGTGAATGAAGTCAATGGATTTGATACATCTTTTGAGGATAAAGTAGAAGAAGCAAAAAACTAATCAGAGGTGGCGATTTTGATGCTAGCATCACTCATTATTGTATTCAAAAATTAAAGTGGAAGCCAAGTGAATATATGAATTTAGAAGTTAATGAGAGAGCGTTAGCAGCCGCCTCAATACTTATAAAGATAGAAGATGAAGAGGAAGCAATGAAAGAAGCTGAAAGAGAGAGAAAGAGGGGACGAAGAAGATAGCAAAATAAAAAAATAAATATAGAATAGGTAAAATATGTAATAATTATATGTTATAATATTTTTAGCAAGAAGATGTAATCTACAATTTATAGAGTGGAGTTCATACTGGGATAAAACCTACTTCCTAATGAAAGGAGGTGGGAAGTATGGACAATTTTTTACTTAGTATATTAGCTAGCTTGATAGCTAGTTTAATTGGATATATCGTTTGTAGATGTATCAAAAACGTAAAAAGCCACTCTACTCGTGGCAAGAGTAAAAGTGGCTGGGAACTTGGTTTTAAAATAAAGTTCCGCAAATTTAAATAATTTATATTTTTTAAAATTATGAACTTCACTCTACCGCTAAATAGATTGTAGTTCTTCTTGCCTTTATTATACCACAAATTAGAAAAAATATGCAAAGTACTTGTTTTAATAGTAAGTACTTTTTTTATGTGAAAAAGAAGGTGATTGAATGAATAAAGATATAGAACTTACAGAAAAAGATTTATATTGTATTGCTAGACATATTCAAGTGTATGTGTTTAAAAAAGATGATGAGGTCATAAAAAAGGAAGATAATCCATGTTGCAGATGCAAGCATAAATTTAAGTATTATGAGAATAGTGTATGTATCTATCATTGTTCAGTATTTCAGAAGTTATCTAAAATTACAGGTCTTAAAATGGGTTTTGGAGTCAAACTATAATGTAAAAATTTTGAATATATAGTATAATATTCTTATAAAATATAATTTAGGGGGATATTATGAGAGAAGGAAAGAGAAGAAGAGGATGTCTATTTTGGTTTATCATTATTATTATATTTTCTGGGGTTGTTGGAGCAATAGCAGGGAACAGTACTAATAATGGAAGCACTGAAAAACAAAAAGAAGATTTAACTAAATATATTGGTGAAGAAGGTAATATAGGAGATTTAAAATTAACTGTTAATAGTATTTCAAAAGCTAGTGAAATACCAGTAGCTTCTGGTTATTTGGCGTACACTCCAGATAGTGGCAAATATGGTATTATAAATTTAACAATAAAAAATCAAACTAAGGAAAGCCAATCTTTTATGCTAAATTCATTCACATTAATAGGACCAGATAATTCAAAATATGTTCCATCTTTATTGATTGATGTAGGAAATAAATATATAACTATGGATACTGTAAATCCTAATTTAGATGTAACAGGTAATATTGCATTTGAAATTCCTAAGGATTTACTAGTTTCTGATTGTAAACTAAAATATAGTGGTTCAGAGCAAGAATTTATATTAAAAGAAAAATAATATATAGATTTAAAATCAAAAATACTAAAAACACTTACTAATGTAGGTGTTTTTTTAATGAAAGGATGTGATGATAATGTAAAATTTTTACTAATATAGTATAATATTCTTATAAAATTATTATACTGGGGGGGAAATGTTATGTTTTGTTCAAATTGTGGTGCAGAAATCACAGGCATAGGCAAGTTTTGTTCAAGTTGTGGGGTTGCTGTAGAAACTGAAATTATTGAAGATAATAATATTAAATCAAATGACTTAATCGTTGATGCTAATGGAATAGAAATAAATATGACTGAAATTTATAGAAAATATAGAAAAGAAAAAGTAAACGCAATAAAAAATGTAATGGAAATAAGTGGTTTGAATATAAAGGAAGCAAAAAAAATAGTGGATTTTTCTTTTGAAGAATTAAAAATTAATTTTATTGATGATACTATGAGTAATTCAGAAAAGGAAAAAATAATACAAAATCAAAATAGAAAAAATAATATTGAAAAAGCTCAACAAGAATCAGTTGCTTGTTGCCCTAAGTGTGGTTCAACATCCTTGACAGCTCAAAAAAAAGGTTTTGGTATAGGGAAAGCAATGGTAGGAGCTAGTCTAACTGGTGGTATAGGTTTAGTAGCTGGAAATTTAGGAGCAAAGAAAGTTAGAGTTACATGCTTGAATTGTGGGAAGCAGTTTTGGGCAGGCAAAAAATAGATGTATTAATTATAAAAACACTTACTAATTTAGTAAGTGTTTTTATTATCTAAATTAACAGAAAGGAGAGTGAAAAAATGGCTACAATACAGACATCAATTCGCATATTTGATGGAATGACACCTGCGTTTCGGCATATGACAACTGCTATGAACATAGTACTGAGTTCATTTGAGCAATTACAAAGAACTTCTAGTAATGCAGTAAATGCTAATAGCATAATAAGAGCTAGAGAAGAACTAGCAAGAGCAGAAGCTGGATTTGATAGATTAGAACGACAAATAAGAGAATCAGATAATCAACAGCGAAAACTTAATGAGGATATAAATAAGGGTGCAAGTTCTACAGATAGATTAGTTGGAAGTGCAAAGAAGCTAGCAGCAACTTATTTAGGTATAAGAACATTAGGAGGTCTAGGAAATTTAAGCGACCAGATGACAAGTACTAATGCGAGACTTGGCATGATAAATGATGGGCAACAATCAGATGCTGGACTTAATAAAATGATATTTCAATCAGCTGAAAGGTCAAGAGCATCTTACTTAGATACTGCACAAATAGTGAGTCGTATAGGCATGAACGCAGGAAAGGCGTTTAGCAGTACAAAAGAAATTGTAGGTTTTGCAGAGCAATTAAACAAAAAATTTGTAATAGCAGGCGCAAGTACTGAGGAAATGAACTCGGCATTGTTACAGCTAACCCAAGGGTTGAGTTCTGGCGTATTAAGAGGTGAGGAACTGAATGCTGTGTTTGAGTCAGCACCTAACATCATCCAATCGATTGCAGATTATTTGGACGTGGACATAGGAAAAATAAGAGGAATGGCATCAGAGGGAATGTTAACAGCAGATATTGTAAAAAACTCATTACTTGCAGCAGCAGAGCAGACCAATGCAGAGTTTGAAAAAATGCCTTACACATTTTCTCAAATTTGGACTTCAATTAAAAATAATGCAATCATGATATTTGGTGTTATACAGAAAAAAATTGAACAGTCTATGTCTAGTAAGGGATTTCGAACCTTTATAGATAATTTTATAAACTCTTTGTATGTACTTGGAAATGTTGCTTATAACATTTTTAATGAAATTATAAGTATATTAGGGAGCCCGTTTTTTCAAGCATTTGTAAATGCGATTATTGTAGGTGTTAGTTTAATAGTGCAGGCACTAGGTTGGATAATAACACAGGCATTAAATATTGCTAATGTGTTTGCTCAGAACTGGAGTATTATTGCACCAATAGTACTTGGAGTTGCGGCTGCTATGTTAGTGTATAACAATGCGTTATTACTTAGTATTGCGAATAAAGTTAAAGATATTGCACTATCTGCCAAATCTTTAGTCATGAGCTTTGCACATATAGTAGCAGAGTCTTATAGAGCAGCAGCTTTAGTAGCAACTACAATAGCACAAGACGGATTAAATGCAGCAATGGCAGCTTGTCCTATTACTTGGATTTTATATGGAATTATAGCTATAGTTGTTGCATTTTTTGTAGCTATAGCAATATTTAATCACTTCGCAGGCACTAGTGTATCTGCTATAGGTGTAGTTGCAGGTGCAATATCAGTTGCAGCCTCTTTCATAGGAAACTTATTTATTGCAACAGGAAATTTAATTATAGATATTGTAGCTTTAATATACAATACTTTAGCAGGCTTTGCAGAGTTCTTTGCTAATTTTTTAGACGACCCAATTGGCTCTGTTATAAGAGCAGTATCCGGAATGGCTAATGCTGTATTAGGCATTATAAGAAGTATCGCAAGTGCATTTGATACCGTGTTTGGTTCAAACTTGGCAGATGCAGTAAGTGGATGGCAAGATAAATTGCAAGGTTGGACTGATAAAGTAGCAGGAGAAGCTAAAATAAAAGTCGAAAGAATGGACCCTAATAAACTGCATTTTGACAGATTTAATTATGGAAAAGCATGGGACGCAGGATATAAATGGGGAGATAAGTTAGAAACTAATATAAAAGATAAATTTGATATTAGCAAAATGGCAGAAGATGCAAAGAAAAAATTAGGATTGGATGATTTATGGGATAAAAAATATGGATTAGGAGATGGATTTGGTTCAGCAGGATTAAACTCTCCTCTCAATGATGCAGCAAAAGGAGCAAAAGACACTGCGGGAAATACAGCAAAGATGGCTAAAACAATGGATAAAAGCCAAGAAGACTTAAAATACTTAAGAGACATAGCAGAACAGGAAACAATCAATAGATTTACAGGAGTAAACATAAAAATTGATATGAACAACACAAACAACATAAGTAAAGATAATGACTTAGATGGAATAGTTAATGTTCTAACTGAAAAGTTAAATGATGCAATGGCTGTTTCAGCCGAAGGAATAGTTTAGGAAGGAGAGTGAGAAAATGGCTTATGATTTTTACCTAGATGGAGTACAACTACCAATCGCACCACCAAAGCTTGAAGTCAAAGTGACAAATAAAAACAAGACAGTTGATTTAATAAATGTTGGAGAAGTAAATATATTAAAAAAAGAAGGATTATCTGAAATAAGTTTTGAAGCAGAATTTACACATAATAAACTACCATTTTATCGTGGAACTTTTAGGGATGTTCAATTCTTTTTAAGTAAACTGGAACTACTAAAAACTGATTGTAAGCCATTTCAATTTAT